TGAAACTAGAAAACGGCACAATATTTGTTGCTGAAGGTATTTTAATAAATCAGTAACTTGTGATATACTAAATGTAGAAAGGTATCTACATGTACGATAAACAAGATTTATTAAACGAAAACCCATGGTTTACAAAAGATAGGTCAGAGTCATCTTCTATAAGAATGACAGATCGAATCTTTAATAATGTAAATGTTTCTAATTTAGGTCTGGGCCTTAATGTATATAAAAACGCAATTAATTTAAAAGATTGCAATGAGTATGTTAACATTCTTGAGTCAACTTTAAATGGACAAACTGAATATAAGTGGAGTGAAGCACAAGTAACAAACTCTTCTAAACCAATTAAATTAGCAAGAGACTGTTCAGATTTTAAATATAAACCAGAACACTTGGGGCCTAGAAATCAAAACAATTATAAATTAATTGACATGCATCAAGAAATATACAATGTTTTAAAATCTTGTATAGATGACTATGCAACTTATTGGGGCATTTCAGTTAATTATTACGAAGCATTTAATTTTGTTAAATATGAAGGCTCTGGTCAACAATTTAGAATACACGCAGATCATGGTCCAAATTATGCATGCACTGTGTCTGCTGTTATTTATTTAAATGATGATTATGAGGGTGGAGAATTGTATTTTCCAAGACTTGATAAGTTAACATATAAACCAACTATTGGCGACATTGCTGTTTTCCCTTCAAACTATATATATGAGCATGCATCTCTTGATATGATTAAGGGTACAAAATATTGCGTTGTTGTAATGACAGATTTAAATGACAACGCTCACAAAGAAAGAGGATAAAATGTTTAAAAAAACATGGACAAAAAAGGAAGATCTTGGTTCTGGCATTGTTGTATATAGAGATGTGCTGACCAATGTAGATGTAGTCGATAGGTTAGAAAATACTTTAAAAAATTCAGACAATCCGTCATATATTTGGAGAGACGCTTTGGTTGGATATGCACAAAGAATGCCAGATTATCGTGATTGTGTAGACTTTAAATATAAAAGAACTGATATAGATGGAGATACTGGAAATACTGCAGATATATTAAGAAATTTGTGGGATGATGTATATGATGCAAAACTTCCAGCAGTGCAAGATTATTGCAGACAATTCAATATAGGCGGAGAACTTAAGTATTGGGAGTCTTTTAACTTTATTAAGTACGGTCCAGGCCAACACTTTCAAGAACATCATGATCATGGATTTTCTTATAATTGTGTTGTTTCTCTTGTTGGTTATCCAAATGACGATTATGAAGGTGGAGAATTATATTTTAGATTACAAGATTTAAGCATAAAACCAAAAGCGGGAGATTTGTATATTTTTCCATCTACTTACATGTATCCTCATAGGGCGATGCCAGTAATTTCTGGTACAAAATATTCAATTGTTACTATGCTAGACTATAGTTCTAAATTTCATAATCCAAAATTTTATCAAGAAACTGGAGATTAATGAATACAATTAGAGCAGAAATTACTCCAGGATCAAATGTTTCTTTAGAACCACTTTCAATTAAAAGATCTTGGATGGACAATGTTACAAATGCTCATGCATATCATTGTTTTCCAATTTCTCTTGCAAATGGGTTAGGGTGGGGAATTAGTTTTCCAGAAGATATTTCTTTTATTTGGGACGGTATTGATACAGACAGAGAAGAAGGGCATATTACTATTTTAAGTGGTAGTAATTATGTTAATGAAAATAGAAGAAGTGCAACATTAAGTTTAAATACTCACGTTAAATTTATTACTGATGAAAATACTACAATGCTAACCATGCCTGTTCCAAACTTGTTTATTGAAGGCATTACTCCTTATACTAGTTTGATTAGCACTTCATTTTATCCTCACATGCTTCCTGCTGCTTTAAAAATAACCAAAGCAAATTCTGTTATAACTATTCCAGCATATACACAAATAGTTGCAGTTTTACCAATATCAATTAATAAAATAAATAATACAGAAATAGAAGTTTATGATTTTTTAACAACCCCAGATCAAGAAATTAATAATAAAAATTATGGAGATGTATCTCAACAAATTAATCAAAGTGGTGAATGGACAAATTTTTATAGAAATGCAACAAATGAACAAAATAAATCAATTGGTAAACATGAGATCAAATCATTTAGATTAAAAACAACAGATAAGAGAAATAGTGGAGACTAATAAAGTAAAGTTTATTGCAAATAGAAATTGGTTAAATGAAAATTCTGAATTTAAACCAAAACCAATTTTAAAAACTATTCCTGATTGGTATAGAAAGATGGATCGTTTTGCAAAAATTCCAGGAACTAATAGATTTTTTATTGGCCCAGATAAAGGGAAAATACCAACATGGAAGGCTTGTCCTGCAGTTTTTGATATTATGGGCACTGGATACACATATTTTACGCCATGTGATTTAAATTTTACTGTTGATAACGATGGCAAAATTTCTGTAAGCACTGAAGATAAAAACTATAAAGATTTTTGTACGGCAAGACTTCCAATGCAAGATTTTGTTACTCCTTCAGGATATCGTGATGAACATTTTGCATGGTTTCCAGATTGGGGAATTAGTTTGCCAGAAGGATATAGTGCACTATATAGTCAACCATTTAATAGATTTGAATTGCCATTCTTAACTGTTTCTGGTATTATTGATAACGATAAGATAGACTTACCAGGTAGTATGCCATTTTTTATAACAAAAGACTTTGTAGGCTTAATTCCAAAGGGAACACCATTTGCACAAATAGTACCGTTTAAGAGAGAGAGTTGGGAAAGCGAAGTAATAACTTTTTCATTTTCAGAAATGATTAAAAGAAACAAAGACAATAGTGATAAATATAGAAAACCAGATGGGGGTGTGTATAAATCAGATGTTTGGGAGATGAGAAAGTACTCCTGATTAATGATATAATTATATTATGAAAACTCCAACAAACATACACGCAGGCGATAGATTTTCAATAACTCCATCTGGATTTTTTGGTTCTTCTGTAGAAAATATTGTAGAACTTGAAAATTTTATGACAGATGAAGAATTTTCAAAAATATCAAATTTTGCAAAAAGTATTACAGAATGGGATTATACAGAGACTAGATTTAATGAAAATGGAACTGTAATATATGATTCAGAATATTGGAAGGATCGTGTTGCAACTAGCAATACAATCAATAAACAAGACCCTACAATATTTCCAATGATAGAACAAATGGTTGATAGATTAAAAGCAGTTATTGATGATTTTTTTAAAGTAGATGCATGGGCAACAAATCCAGCAATAGTTAAATGGCTGCCTGGTCAGTTTCAGTATCCACATGCAGACAAAGAACTTCACCAAGGTCCAGATGCTGGAAAACCAAATGATTTTCCATATTATGATCTTGCTAGTTTGTTTTATCTTAATGATGATTACGAAGGTGGAAAACTTTATTTTCCAAACCAAGGTATTGAATTTAAACCAAAGGCTGGCGCAGCATATTTTTTCCCAGGCGATTTAAATTACGTTCATGGCGTTTCAACAATAGAAAGTGGAATAAGATATACTTGCCCATTTTTTTGGACTATTCGTTCTCATAAGGAGCAAAGTGTCTGAAGTTAAATATGAAATGTTATACCCAAAAATTCATTTATATAAAGACTTAATTCCCAATCCAGAAACATTGGTTCAAATGTTAAAAGACTCAGAGAACAATCCTGGTAGCAGTAAAGTTTTTCTTGATTGGATTCCTTGGTCTAGATTTGGAACTTATCTGGATCAAACACCAGTACCAGAATCAATTTTAGCAACTGTTTTAGAAAATGAAAGAGATGAAAAGTTTTATAATGAATATAAATATGCAAAAATTATTTGGGATGCATTTTACACAGCAACTAATCATTTTTTAAATCAATATGGTGTTACTAAAGGAAATGATTGGATAGTCATGGGTCCATCATATTCAAGATATTTTTATGACAATAATCCAGAATCAGATGAAAATGTAATGATTCATCATACGGATTTTGTTAGAATTGAAGCAGATATGCCAGGGAATAAATTTGCAATTACCTGCACCATGTATCTTAATGACGACTATGATGGTGGAGATATTGATTTTATAATTAAAAATGATCATATTCCATACAAACCAAAGGCTGGAGATGTTTTAGTTTTCCCATCAGGCCACCCAGACATTTTGCCAGAAGGCCATAACTATCTGCATGGTGTTAAAAAAGTACAAAATAAGGATAAGTATTTAATTAGATGTTTTTATCAAGTACCATATTCTGGATCTCCAGAGTGGCTTGAAAATGAAAAAAAATACGGTAAAGAAGTTTGGGCAGAAATGGAAAAAAAGAGAATTCAAGAAGGAAGAAGGTACCAGTATGCCACCTAAACAGTGTACATGTGGAAGATCTGCGTCATATCCATATTGTGATGGAACTCACAAAACTAAAAAAAATGATGATATTATAGAGTCAATTAACGAAAATGAAAAGGTGGTATAATTAGACTATGTTTAAAGATGATCCGAATATTATTAAATTAGACGAAGGTATTTTTTGGTATAAGAATTTTATTTCTAAAGAAGAGGTAGAATTTATTAATTCAAAAACCCCAGGAATGGATCTTGGGAATCACTGGTTTGAAGAAATTGAATTTAAAGTTACAGAAGCAATTCCAGAATTGGTGCCAGTGTGGAATAAAGTTTCAGAATTTTTAGCACCAGAGTATGTAATACATCCAATGGCAAGCATGCTGTATTTTGGTGAAGGAGCACAAATGCACCCTCACTGTGATAGTCCTGGAGAAGATATGACAGAAGAATTAACAGTGCCAGATGTTTGGGCCACTTGTTGCGTACTCTCTTGGGGAGCATGTGTTTATTTTGGAGAATTTACTGGTGGAGAAATTTATTATCCAAATCAAAATATAGATGTACCAGTTCAGCCAGGAGATTTAGTAATTCATAGTGCATTAAAATCTCATGAGCATGGGGTTCGTCCAGTTAAAAGTGGAATAAGATATACGTTCTCAAACTTTTCTCTTAAACCAGAAAAAAATCCAGGATCATTTTAT